CCGACACGCCGAGGAAGTCCGTTTCACCGATGAACGCCGTCGTGGCCGCAGCTGGGATGGCTTCATCTGCGATCTCGATTGCACGGTGCGGCGGGATCCGAACTCGGTCGATGCCTTCAGGGCTTCGCTGCGGGCGCGATTTGCGTCGAACAACGTTCATGTCGACATCTTCGAACGCGTTCGACCGACCTTCGATGGGGAAGACTGCGAGCTGATCCAGATCACGATTTACCGCGAAGGTCTGCCAGACGATCACTTCGCCTTCGACGATGGTGGAGAGCTGGTTCGCCGTGCGTATCGGCCGGTTTTCGAAGCAGCAATGACCTATGAACCCTCGACGGGTGTCATTGAGGTGGTGGCCAATGATCGCGAAAGCCGCGCGGAACTGGCCCAGTTTCTGGCCCGTCATCTTCTGGGTGTCGAGTTCAGCAGCGAAAAAGTCCCGATGCGCCATTACGATCTGTCGGTGCTGCTCGATCGCTTTGCTTTTCCGACTGATCTCGAGGACGGGATCGAGCGGGTCGAAGTGCGTCAGCTGCGCTTGATGCCGATCGATCACGAGGGCCGGAGGGTTACGTTCGAAAATGCGGCCAAAGCGGATGGAACCATCTGGGATATGGCTGACGAGGAATTCGGTGCCAACAACCCGCTGCGGCGCGGCTGGGTGATCACGCAGGCCAAGTTGGCGATCAAGTTTCACCCGAAGGGTGATGCGCGCCGGGGCCGGTCGCTGACCTTGGCCGTGACAATGCCGCATGGCTGCAATCTCAAGGACCAGACAGAGCAGGAACAACTGATCGGCGACAAGTACCTGCGCCGTTGGGGAATCCTGGTAGATGACCAGCCGCTCTTTGAGGATTGATCATCGGGCGCTGGGCCTGATCAGCACTATCGCAGATACGCCTGACGCGCAGATCTCTGCGCAAGTTCTGAAGACATACCACGCTGCGGCGGGGAGGCAGCTCCTCGCCGCAGGACTTTTGGTACGTGCCGGCGACAATGCGGTGACGACTTCGATGGTTGATCACGATGATGAGCCAGTGCCGCTGATCCGGTCACCGGAAGACGGTTCCCACGGCTATTTCAGCCCGAACGCCGGCTGGGTGAAAGTCAGGCCAGAAAAGACGGCGCTCTTTCGGCTTGATGTGCCATCACTGCTGTCCCAGCTGACGACGCAGTTCGATCTGGCCAGCCGCCATGGCCCGATCAACTTGATCCCCAACCTTTTGTGGGAGATCGGTGATGTTCGGCTTGGCCGTCGTGCCGAGCGTTTGCCGGTTTGGTTCGCGCGCAGACTGTCAAATGAGGCTGTCGCCAACCAGGTTGCTGACGTCGCAAGGGCGCGTCCTGCGCCGCGAATTCGCATTCTGTTGACCATGACACGCACCAGCCAATTGAAACTGTTAGCCACATCAGGGCAGATGGTGGTCGATGTCCGCGATGTGGTTGATTTCGCCGACGGCCTTGCGGTCCATCCTGACATTTTGGCGGCCCGTCTCGACGGCACCCACCGGCCAGATCCGGCAGAACCCCTGAGCTTGTCGCCAGATGGCAAGCAGCTGATCATTCTTGGCGGCGAGCCGATCAGCTTCAAATCCGATATTCAGATCAAAATTCTTCGGGCGCTTGTCGAGGGCTTCAAAGATAACAAGCGTTACACCGCTGACGACCTGTTAACTCGCGCGGGCTCAGGCGTGGCGACGCTACAGCGCGCCTTTGGTGGCGTGAAATGGGCGCAACTTTCCCCCCACCTCAAATCGACCAACGGACTTTGGGCCTTCGAGTTCTAGGGTAATTTCTCCCTGTTCTTCTCCCTGTTCGGGTGTCGCTCTTCTCCCGTCATCTGCGTGATTTTGCCTTTGGAAACGATCTGTTCCGAAGGAGTACCAGATGACTATCAGACATTTGAATCAGATCGAGCTGGCGGCTCGGTTGAACATCAGCCCGCGCACATTGGAGCGCTGGCGTTGGACGGGGGAAGGCCCTCGTTTCATGAAAGTCGGCGGCCGGGTGGTTTACCGCCTGGAAGACGTCGAAGGCTACGAGGATAGCCAGCTGCGCAACAGCACGGCTGAAATCTCGTCAAAGCCCGCGGCTTGAGGGGATCATCATGAACATTCCCAACCGCATCACCCTCGATAACCTGAATCAGCAACCCATCGGCGCCATCATCGCTTTGCCCGCAGATGATCTCGCCCCACTGCAAGCCGAAGTCGAAGAGCATTTCCGCAAGGCCAAGCAGCTGCGTGATTGGTTCAATGGCGCGCTCATCCAGAAATACGAACACCGTGCCCAGACTGCGCGTCTGGCCGCCAACAAGGACAGCGGCACCGTTCGGTTTCAGGACGGCCCTGTCACGGTGATCGCCGATGCGCCCAAGCGGGTTGAATGGGACCAGGTGGCGCTGGCCACGATGGCTGAGCGGATCCGGGCCAGCGGCGACAACCCTACCGACTATCTCGAGATCACCTTTTCGGTGCCGGAACGGCGCTTCAGCGCCTGGCCGCCCGCCATACGCGACGGCTTCGCAGGTGCGCGGACCCTGCGCACCGGTCGCCAGACCTTCTCCCTCACCCTTGATCAGGAGGACAACTGATGTTTTCCGGAAACGCTCTCGCACGTCTGAAAAAGACGCACTACGGGCTTGATGCCCTTCCCGAAACGGTCTCGTCGCCGCAGCATGCAACGCGCCCCACTATTGCAGCCATGCCGATCGAAAAGGCCACGCTCGACGATCTGGCTTTTGCGATCATCGCCGCTGATCAACAATGCACGGTAGTTTTGGATCGTCTGTCGGCGCTCAAACGGCTTTACCGGCTCGGTCGTGAGGCCGGTGGTGTCGGTACGGACCCCGTCGTTGCCACGGCGTTGAAGGCGGAGGCCCCGAAATGAGCCTCCCCATCATTACCGCCGACCAGCGGCTGGCCGAACCACGCGGCATCAAGGGCTGCATCTTCGGCAAATCTGGCATCGGCAAGACCAGCCTGCTGTGGTCGCTGACTGCCACCACGACCCTGTTTATGGATCTTGAGGCGGGGGATCTCGCCATCGAGGGCTGGCAGGGAGACACGATACGGCCGCGTACCTGGATGGATTGCCGCGATTTCGCGGTGTTTATCGGCGGCCCGAATCCGAGCCTGCGCGACGATCAGGCCTACAGCCCGGCGCACCATGCCGCCGTTTGCCAGAAGTTCGGTGATCCTGCTGTGCTGGAACGCTACGAGACGCTGTTCGTCGACTCGATCACCGTTGCCGGGCGGCTATGCTTTCAATGGTGCAAGGGCCAGCCTGAGGCGTTCTCGGAAAAAACCGGCAAGCCGGATGTCCGGGGGGCTTACGGGCTGCATGGCCGCGAAATGATCGCCTGGCTCACGCATCTGCAGCACACCCGGGGCAAGAACATTTGGTTCGTCGGCATCCTCGACGAGAAGCTCGATGACTTCAATCGCAAGGTGTTCTCGCCCCAGATCGACGGCTCCAAGACCGGCTTGGAGCTGCCAGGGATCGTCGATCAGGTGATCACCATGGCCGAGATCGCCGACGTCGATAGCCAGCCCGCGCGCGCCTTCGTCTGTCAGACGCTGAACCCGTTCGGCTTTCCGGCCAAGGACCGCTCCGGGCGGCTCGATATGATCGAGGTGCCGCATCTGGGCCAGTTGATGGCCAAGATTCACGGCCCAGTGCGCCCCGCAGCAGCGCGTCTCACCTATGCGGCTGCAGTTCAGGATCCGCCTGCCGAGGCTGCTTCAAATCCCTCCCACGTCAATTGAAAGGACAAATCCGATGACCGGACTCTGGAACGATTTTAACTCTGCGCAATCAAGCAGCAACGTGATCCCCAAGGGCGCGCTTGCCAAAGTGCGCCTGACCATCCGTCCCGGCGGCTTTGACGATCCGTCGCAGGGTTGGACCGGTGGCTATGCCAAACGCGGCGCCACCGGCGCTGTCTATCTCGACGCCGAATATACCGTTGTCGAGGGACCACACGCCAAACGCAAGATCTGGTCGCTGATCGGGCTTTACAGTCCGAAGGGTCCGGATTGGGGTAACGCAGGGCGCGGCTTGGTCAAGGGCATCCTGAACTCGGCGCGCGGGCTCGATGACAAGGACAACTCGGCGCAAGCACAGGCCCGCCGCCGGATCAGCGGCTTTGCGGAGTTGGACGGGATCGAATTCATCGCCCGGATGGACATCGGTTCTGACACAAATGGTGAGGACAAGAACGAGGTCCGCTCCGCTGTTACGCCCAGCCACCGCGATTATGCGCAGCTGATGGGGCAGGGAGGGGCTGCTCCGATGCAGAGCTATGACCATCCCCCGGCAACGGGCGCGCCGCAGCAGGGCTATGCGGCCCCGTCTCAGGGCTACGCAGCACCCAGCCCCCAACAGCAGACGCCACAAGCCCCTGCGACCCCCGGTTTTTCCGGGCGTCCCAGCTGGGCCGAGTGAGGGGCAGAGCAATGCGCCTTCGCCCCCGTCAGAAACTCTTTGTCGAGCGCAGCCTTGCGGCGCTCGACGCCCACGGCAATACGCTGAGTGTGGCGAGCACCGGGTTTGGTAAAACTTTGGCTTTGTCTGCGGTTGTTGGGAAGCGCATTGCTGAAACCGATGCCAAGGCCTGCGTGCTGGCCCACCGCGATGAGCTGACCGATCAGAACCGGGACAAGTTTGCCCGGGTCAATCCTGGCATGACCACGTCAGTCGTCGATGCCAGTGCCAAATCTTGGGCGGGTCAGGTGACCTTCGCCATGGTGCCGACGCTGGCCCGGATCGGCAATCTTGCGGCCATGCCGCGGCTTGATCTGCTGGTAATCGACGAGGCGCATCACGCGGTGGCGGCAAGCTACCGCCGCATCATCGACCATGTCCGCAATGCCAACCCCGACGCCCGGATCTTTGGTGTCACCGCGACCCCAAACCGTGGCGACAAGAAGGGTCTGCGCGAGGTTTTCGACAATGTCGCCGACCAGGTGCGTCTGGGTGAGTTGATCGCCTCGGGCCATCTGGTTCCGCCGCGCACCTTCGTGATCGATGTCGGTGTGCAGGACAAGCTGCGCGCTGTGCGGAAATCGCTGGCTGACTTCGACATGGCAGAGGTTGCGTCGATCATGGACCGCGCGCCGGTCACCGACGAGGTTATCCGCCACTGGAAGGAGAAAGCGGGTGACCGGCAGACG